TTCTTAAAGCCCAAATCCTTAATAGCCTGAGCCTTCTGCACCTTGTCGCTGATGCCCGCAAGGTTCTGCAAAATACCCTGGAACACCCTGTTCGGGTCATCACGCCACAGCTTCTGGAACTCGGCATCCGTCACACCCACAGCGCGGGCGTACGTGTGCATAGCGTCGCCGCCCTCAGCAGCAGCCGCGTTAATCGAGTTGAAGATACGCTGCAACGAACCACGCGCCCACTCCTTCGGGATAGCCAGCGACGACAACGTAGACGACAGGGCGAGAATCTGGTTCTGAGTAAAGCCAGCACTCTTACCCTGAGCGGCAATCGACACCATCATGTTGGCAATCTCAGGCTCCGTCGCAACCGACTTCGCACCCAAGTCAGCAACCTGGTTCGCAAGAATCTTATACCCATCCCCCGCGCCCTTAGAGGACTCCTGCAAGCCACCCATCATCTGGCCGAAACGACCAAACGCCGTCGTCGCAGCCTCAACATCCATCTCCGTCACCGTCGAGAACTCAGCGACAGCAGTCGTGAAGTCCTTCAGGTCCTTCGTCGGAATGTTCATCTGTGCACCCAGCGTGGCGATCTTCGCCAGATCAGCAAACGGCGTCACAACCTTCTGCGTCGAAAGATCCGTATACGCCTTACGAAGTTCGTTCAAATCATTAGTCGTACCCTGTGCGGTGCGCTTCACGTCAGCGAACGCGCGCTCCTGAGCAATACCAGCCTGCACAGCAGCCGACACCAGCGTGCCAAGGCCAGCCGTAATAGCCCCGTAATACACCGCCGTGTCGCGAGCAGCATAACGAACGTTCTCAATCGCCTGCTCGTTCGCACGGAGCTGAGCCTTCGCCGCAGACGCATTGATACGCATTGCCTGGCGCTCGCCAGAACCCTGCTCCTTGATCACCGCGCGCTGCGTACGGCCAGCCTCAGCCTCACGAGCAGCAGCAATACGCGCAGACGCAGCGACAGCCGCAGCCTCACGCTTCGCCTCAGCACTTGCCGTCACACCAGCAAGCTTCAGCTCGGCCTGCTGCAACTGCGAGGCAGCCTGAATCTCGGCAAGACGAGCAGCCTCATTGCCCTTCGCTTTCACTAGGTTCCGCTCGTCCCGGCCCTTCTGACGCTGCAAGGGGATAGCGTTATCCTCACGCTTCACTGTTGCCTGCGCACGAAGCTTCTCAGCCTGAGCCTCGGTCTTACGAGCCTGCGACTGGTTCAGCGCTGCCTGCGCACGCTTCGCCTTATCCTCAGCAGTAGCCATAGCATTAGTCGCTGATGCGACATCACGCATCGCAGCAGCAGTATCCTTCAGCTTTTGAATGTGATCATTCGTCAGCTTATTGCTGGCCTGCATTTCGCGCACAAAACGACGGTACGCCGATACAGCCTTATCGACACCACCAGCCAAGTCAACCTTCGACATGCCATCACTGGCACGCGACACAGACGACAGGCCATCAGCAACAGACTTCAACGCTGTCGCCGTCTCACGCATGTTCTTAACCTTGCCGCTGTTAAGCTGCAATGAATCAAGGACAGAACCACCACGACCAGACGGGGCCTTCAATGCAGCAACAGCAGACTGCAAAGAGCCGATCTGCTTTTCCAGAGCACTAATATCTCGCGCAGCCTTTTCAGCCCCCTCAGAATTGACATCAATGTCAATCTTGATCGACTCGTCACTCATGTCTTAATCCTCTACATAGAAATGTCCCCGGTACCACTTCAATGATACCAGGGACAATACTCACTTAACGAACTCCAATACCTCCAAAGGAGAAGGCATTGGTTCCTTTGTGCCATCAGAATACTCGACAGTATCCATCACTGTGTAGGTGCTTTCACCAGGTCTTGAATCCCGCTGCTTCTCCCGATAGGTCTCAAGCTCAGCACATGAATAGCACGTCGAATGCTCAACATGGAACTCAATGGATGAATGCTCACTGCGCCCATACCACAAAGGTGTTCCGCATTTGTTACACAGGCTGTCGAGGTAATACTGATAGCCTGCACACAATGCCAGATCAAGCGGCGTGTATTCGGTTTGGGGGATCGACTCATAATCCTTGTCGTCGCCAAACCATACAGGCAGGGTGCGAGCAAACATGCCATAAGCCCCAATGAACAATGTAGGAGGTTTGCCTTCAGCCCTCGCGGTCTTCAGAAGCAAGAGCATCCACTGATTCTCCTGCTTCGACAGCTCCGTCCCCACGAAACGTAGGATCGGAGATCGCCTCCGACACAACGACACCCAACGTCTGAGCGTCATTCCACGTAGTGCAAATCTGCTGCCACAGGAATTCAGGCAACGCGCCGCGAAGCTCGGCAGCATCATCGTCTGACAGTCCCTTCTGAGACTCACCCGTCTCATTGTAGATGACTTCGACACAAGCGTGAGCAATGATGTACTCCATCAGTCGATCCTCGCGTTCGACATCAATGACCGCCTTCTCGTCAGCAGACTTGTTCTTCGTCGAAAACACGGGGTCAGTCCACACGCGGCGCTTGAGGACCTGAAGCTCCTTATTCGACAGGGCACGAAGACGAAGAGTGATCGTCTGCTTGCGCAGCTCCTCAAGCTCCTCCTGGAATACCACACCAGGACCCACATCCGTGATCGAACGGGGCGCAGTGTTCTGTGCGACAAGGGCAGCCTTCGCGGCCTCAGTCAGCTCCAAGAAACGCTCAGCATCCTCGGTGTTCAAGGGTACGTCGATGGCCTTCACAGTGGGCTTGATCGACGAGATGATCTTAGACAGTTCGAAAGGCATGATGTCTACTCCAATCAGATATGAGAATACCCCCGCACCTCGGAGGTACGAGGGTATTCTATCAGGCCGCGATGGCCTTATTCAGTTCCATGTAGCCCTGAGGCAGGAACGGCACAGTGAACTGGATGGGCTTATCGCCGTCACCCAGCTCATCCTTCGGGTTGTCTGCAACAACCTTGAACACGCTGATCTCCATGCCAGCCTCGACAGGAGTACCCTGTCGGAAGCCGATACGCTGAACAAGGTAGCCCTCGTTCAGGCCATCAAGGACGCCCCGCTTGAAAAGCTGAAACGCCTTGTCGTAGACGCTCGTGTTGCCAGCTGCCTTCTGGCCGGGTGCAATCGCCTCACGGAAGAAGGTCAGCGACGCTTCGTAGTTCGACACCGTGGGGGTCTTGGCGTTTCCGGAGTCACAAATGGAACGCGAGTCATCCGTGTCGCTGTCGGTCGCACCCAGCGTCATGCCAGCCACAATGGCACATGAAATGTCCACGGCCTTAGCCGAGGCACCCGTGTAAGTGGCAACCTTAAAAAGGTCACCCACGTTGGTAACACTGTCAGCCGAAATCCACCAAATAGAGGTATTCGGAGAAAGCATCTTGGGCATAATCAGTCCTCCTGATCCGTCGTATTGTCAATATCAATGATATCATCCTCACCACAGCACTTAGGCTGTGTCACGGGCGTATCATCATCAACAGGCTCATACATATCGGGCAACACCGACAGCATGTCCTTAGACTTTTCGCACACAATACCCGTGTGGATATTCCGTACTCGCATATCAATCCCCCCTATCCAGGTTCACGTAGAAACTCATATGCCGCTGATAAACAGTAGGCCGCAATGTCGAATCATGATCCGCCGTCGAACCGACAGAAGCCGCAATGTTCACCTCATTCGACCCGTCAATCAACACAGCACCAATGAGCTTTTCCTTCACAACCGACACCAGCCGGTCGAGCATTTCCTTATTCTCAGCATAAACATCCACATAAAAAGGATGGTCATACACATCCTGAGTGTGCCCTGCCATCGACAGGTACGAGTTCAAGTAGCGGTTAATTTCCGCCCCGCCGTGGTACACAATGTACAAAGGCTTCTTCACATCACGAGCAAAAGAATCAAAGACCTCAATATCCCGGATGCCTCGCAATAGATCAAGACAGGCCTTGTCGAACTCAAGTGTACGATCCCTCACTTCAACCTCCCATAAAACTCTTCACGGAACACCTTCGTCACACGAGGCAGGTACTTCGCCGGAGTAATACCGTTACCCGCAGACTTCTTCGCCTTGGCACGCAAACCAGATCGCAAGTACCCTGTCGTCCTATTACCCTGAGTACCATTCTCCTGCCATGAGTAGTAGGGTTTCTCACGCGCCCACTTATGCCAACCGATCTCCACGACCTTGCCACCCTTAGACGCATCGACACTGAACGTATCACGCATATAGCCTGTATCGACACGCCGAGGATCCGTATCGATCAACTCTCGGCCATACTCAGTGGAAGCGGCAGCAGCAGCCTGAGCAGCCTCATTCACACGCTTCCACGCAGCATCGATGATCTTCTTCTTCGCACGAGCGGCGACACCATACCGGTCAGACTCGACAGTGATCTTAATGCCAGCGACACGCCCATCAAAGCGGACAACCTTCTTAGTTCTGGCCATTAGTATCCCCCGTCTCAAAGTCACACAATAGCGTCGGCTGCCATGGCAACGAGTCGAACACAGCGTTACGGACAACTAGCTTCAAGCCATTCTGTCGGGGGTCAGCAGGAGACTCATTAATCACCACACGCATACCCTCTGCAAACGACACACGCATCGTAGGATCGCCCCACAGATGCTTGTTCACAATCTCATTCTTGTCGATATGAAGAAGCTGAATACGATACGCGTGCACGCCCGTCACTTCACCAGCCCACTCGCGATTACGAGCACGCCAGTCAACGTTAGGCGTTACGTTCGCCCACCCAACCCAGATAG